GAACGACAACAACGAGGATTTGTTTACGTTGTTTGATGACTTTGATATGTTGTTCCACCCTTCAGATGGACGCATTGAGGAGGTCGGAATTAGTGCAGTTGACGAATGGTTTACATATAACCCAAATGAACCTATTGACTCCGTTAATAGACCCATGTGTTATATTCACAAAGATTGTGGTAATTTGATTGACAGTTTATTAAATTATAATTCACAAGGTAAAACCGACGAAGCCTTAAAAGACTTTTTTGACTTAATTCGTTATTTGCGAATGGCGAATGGAGGAGAGGGGCCAAATCATATAGAGAATAGAAGCTTTGCTGCATTTACTAAAACAAAAGGAGGATATTGATGGCTAAGGTTAGAATAGGAAAGTTGGCTAGTGATTTTGATGTAGATGTTGATGAGCTAATAGCTCTTGCTAAGTCCAAGCTGGCCGAATCTATGATGACTGGAAGATCCGGTAGGAGTCTTTGGATTAACGAGGATGGTCAGGAAATACTAGAAAAAGCCTTAGATGTTCCAGAGGTTGTTCCAAAGCACTATCTTGGCAGGGTTACTAGGATGGCTCCAAATCCTAGATATGTTTATGCTTATATTTCTGAGATGAAACTAAATGTTCCTGTTCTTGTTCCTAAAAATCTTAGGAGTAGAATGTCTCAAAAAACAATAAAGATTGAAGCGATTAAGGATAATGTCGGAACGTCATTTAGATACGTCAAATGACATTACTTTAAACAATCGTTGGATTTCCCAACAGGTTGATCGCTTAGTCGCTTGGGAAATGTTTTGCCGAATAGCTAAACATGAAGAGCTTTACCCGATCAAAACCAGTGATTTATGTGATAAGATAGGTGTAAACGACCAATATTTTTATCGGGTTTTGTACAACGTAAAAAACAAGCTGAATGCAAAGTAGCTCTATTTCCCAGTCTCTAACTTACGTTAGTGACGACCCAGACATCAATTCACTAAGGTATGCCTATGACCAGTCGGTCACGGAGCTAGAAGCTTATTTTGATTTATGCAGAAGCAGCTATGACGACCGCCGTAACTGGTGGCCGGGCAAAAGCCGGGATCTTCGCAAGCATGGTGCTGACGCATTTCCTTGGGAAGGTGCATCAGACATGGAGAGCCATGTCATTGATGAACGCATCACTCGTTTGGTTTCTTTGTTTTTGTCTGCAATGGGCAGGGCCAATATACAGGCATTTCCTGTAGAGGTTAACGATGTTGCTAGAAGTAAGGTGGTCACCAACTTCTTGAAGTGGATGGTAAAGAGCGGTTACATTCCTCGCTTCAAGCAGGAGATGGAGCTGGGGGCCAACTATTTGTTAGAGCGAGGATTGCTTATCACTTATGTTGGTTGGCACAGAGAAGACCGAACCTTTTTACAAAGCCTTAGTCTGGAGCAAATATCTGCAATCAATCCAGAGCTTGGTGAAATGATTGTCTCTGAAAGCGAAGATGCACAAGTAATCCGAATGTTGCAGGCTAGCTTTGAGGGTGTTTCCGAAAGTAGGGCTAGCAAAGCTTTAAATGACTTGAGGGAACTGGGTGTAGCTGAACTACCCATAGTCAGAAGGCAGGTGGATGCCCCAGAGGTAAAGACGTTGGCTCCAGACGGAGACTTTATTTTTCCTCCATATGTTACCGATCCACAACGGGCTCCATATTGTTTTTGGAAAACATACTACACAGCACAGGAATTGCAGAATAAAGTGATTACTGATGGTTGGGATGAAAATTTTGTAGAACACGTTATTGAAAAATACCGTGGGGTTAATATAGATTCTATTGAGCGAGAGCAGGAAGGTAGGAGATCAATAAGCCTAACCGATAACGCATACGAAGCCGAAGAGCTCATTGAAATTGTTTACGGATACCAAAGGTTGATAGACAAAGAAGATGGATCTGAAGGAATTTATTGTACGGTTTTCCACAAGGAATTTGATGGAGATGAGAATGTTCCCGGATATGCTAAGTTTGAGCTGCTGAATGGGTACGAAGACTACCCAGTAGTAGTAACAAAACTTTCCGAGGACAGCAAAAGGTTGTACGACACAACAACGATTCCTGATCTTTTGCGTGGCATACAGAATCAGATTAAGGTAGAGCGTGACAGCCGAATTGACCGAAATAGTTTAGCGACCATTCCTCCGATTATGCACCCAGTGGGGCAAGCTCCAACAGACTGGGGTCCGGGACGGATGATTCCATATCGTCGCAAGGGAGACTTTGAATTTGGTCCTATTCCCCAATACAACCAAGGCTCCATTGAAATGGAGAAAACCCAAGAGGCTCAGGCCGATAGGCTTGTAGGTCTGGATAAAGAGGGTCCAGTTAGTCAGATTAGACAGCAGTTCTTGGTAGATAAATTTTTAACACACTGTTCCCATGTGATAGCAATGTGCTACAAATGCTTTCAGCGTTTTGGTCCAGATAGTGTTTTCTTCCAAGTTACTGGTGTTCCAGATCCTCAGATGTTCAACAAGGGCAATCCTGATGAAAGCTTTGACATAACAATTTCCTATGATGTTCAGAACACTGACCCAGAAAAGCAGGAGAACAAACTCAACTCCATGATTTCTTTGCTTCAGTTGGACCGGAACGGAAGAATAAACGTGGATAATTTAGTAACACTAATTGCTGGTAGCGTTGACCCGGTATTGGCTGACAGTGTTCTTCAACCAGTAGAAGCTGCACAGCAGCAAATGCTTAAAGATATTACAGATGACTTATCTAAAATTTATGCAGGCATCGAAATGCCAGCACGTCCTAATGGGGCTCAAGCGGCTATGCAAATTATTCAAGAATACTTGCAGCAGCCAGATATTGCCCAACGTATGCAAACTGATCCTTCTTTCTCGCAGCGTCTGCAAAAGTATATGGGGCAGTATCAGTTCTCTATGCAGCAAGCTGAAAACGCTCAAATAGGTAGAATTGGTACAGCACCTGCCCAGATGGGTGGGGTTCAAACCCAGAATATGCAGCAGTGAATTTAGAAGACGATATAAAAGTTTTGCATAACTACGAGCACTTTGCTCGTTTCATAAAAGTTATTAGTGCCCTCAGAGAGGAATGTATATCCGATTTGCATGAGGCAAGCACTGATAAGCTTCAGCAATTGTCCGGTAGAATACTTAGCTACGACCAAATATTGCAAATGGTTGGAGCGGAAGAATTACAAAAAAGACACAAAGATTTTTTATAGTTTGTGATAAAATTTTTCCACGCTCTCGCTAGGCGAAAATAGTGGAAACATTTATGGACGATGAAATCAACACAGCCATCGCTGAGGCTGAACCAGAATCAGTGGACAAACAAAACATATCTGCGTCTGACTACGTTCAGAGTCGTAGTGATTCTTTGCTAGGGCATCAGCCTGAACCAGAGTCTCAAGAATTGGCCGAGGAAGCTAGTGAGGAAGAAATTCCACAGCAAGCAGCCGAGGATGATGTTCTTTCACAGTTTGATTTAGACAGTTTGTCGGATGAGCAGAAAGACGCTTTGCGTCAGCAACTCATTCCCGGCGCGCAGTCAAGAATAAGCGAACTTACCGCTAAGCGTAAGGCTGTTGAGGAGGAGCTGCAAACTATGCAGTTGCAAATCAAGGAGCCTGAAGTGAAGGATAATCCGCTATCCAGCATATCCAATATCGACGACCTCCAAAGTAAATCGAACGAGGTGAACGATGTCATTAGCTGGGCAGAGGATTTGCTATTTGAGTCCGACGAATATTCTGCTGACGACGAAATAACTACAGTTGAAGGTCGCCCGATGACTAAGACTGAAGTGCGTAAAGCTCTTCAGAGTGCCCGAAAGTCGCGTGACACATACATTCCAGACCAGCTACGAAAGTTGCAAAATTTGGAAAATTCGAAAACATTGCGTCAGCAACTTGGAAACAAGGCAGTAGAGGAACTTGAATGGCTAAGGGACGAGAAGGAAAATGAATTGAAGAATCAGTTCATTGCAATTATGAACGATCCAAGACTAAAGCAGTTAGAGGATACGGCTCCTGATTTATATTCTCAAATACCCTACTTCATGTCTCATGCGGTAAATAGTATGTATGGACGGAAACCAGTAAAGCAAAGCCCAGCCGCCAAAAGGTCGGTTAAGCTTAGCCCATCTACTGGATCAACTCCAGCTTCTGCAATGTCTGAAAAAACTGATAGGCCAATAGCTAAGGCCCTAAAGAACCATCATAACCGATTTAAATCTTCAGGACGAAAAGATGATTTCATCACTTTAAGAACCTTACAATTAAACAATCGCTAAAATGGCATTCTCAAATACATATGATTCGACCCCTCCGGGTCCCGGTTCTGGTGTTTCCAACAGAGAAGACTTGACTGATGTCTTGACTATTCTTGCTCCTGAAGAAACTCCAGTTTTATCCTCTGCTTCCAAGCAGAAAGCATCCGCAACATTCGTTGAGTGGACGGTAGACGCATTGTCTGCTCCTTCAACGACTGGCATCCGCGAAGGCGCTGATGTTAGTGCATTTACTGACCAGTTCAGTGGACGTGCTCGCCTCGGTAACTACGTGCAGAAGTTCCGCCGCGACTATCAGGTTTCCGATTTTCAGGAAGCTGTTGACAGCGTTGGTCCTGCTAAGATTGCTCAAGCTGAAGCAAAATCAATCCGTGAACTAAAGCGTGACATCGAAGCTACCCTCTGTGGTACGCAAGATCGCGCTGCTGAAAACGGATCTGACACTGCTTACGCTTTGCGTGGTCTTGGTGACTGGATTGATTCTGCTGGTCCTTCGGATGTTCCCGCTGGATTCCGTACTCCTGCTGACAGCATTCATGCTGCCGCTGAAGGTGCTTTTACGGAAACAGTGTTGAACAACCTAATCACCTCAATCTTCCGCGAAACCGGAACAAGCAACAACCTAACGATGGTTGCTGATACGGCTGTTCGTCGCATTATCTCTGACTTCGCTCGCACTGCTGGCGTAAGCGGAACTGATGCAGACAGCGTTCGTACCGTTAATTACAACGGTGACTCAGCTCAGATCAAGCTTAGTGTTGAGTTCTATCAGTCCGATCACGGCATGATTTCGATTGTTAATGGCAATCCTGATTGTATGCCCGATACGACTAACAAGGACACAGCATACCTCATCAATCCTGAATACTACGGTGTTCATGAGCTGATCCCAATGGGATCGACTCGCCTCCCGAATCAGGGTGGTGGTGAGCGTGGCTACGTTGATTGTGCTTTGACCCTCGGTGTTTACCACCCACAGGCTCACGGCAAGATCGAAGAAGTTGCCTAGTTTGCTTCAATATCTCTAATATGGGGGAGGTTAGGCTAATACCTGCCTCCCCTTTTTTCATATGGAAATAATTACAAAAATACCAAGATACGACGACGGCGAAGTTAATCGGGCTTTCATGAAAGAAATCCAAACGGGTTTCAAAATGGAAAGAGCGAAAGAAGAAGAGCGTGAAGTTCAGGCCGCAAAAGAGGCCAAGACTAACGTAGGCAAAACCCATCCGGTTCTTGGTAAATGCGTGGCTAATATGCCAGCAAGAGACTACTTTAGGCTAGTTCAGAAATACGGACATGACACCGTGAACAGCAAAGAGTTTCTACAATATTTTAATAAGAAGTTCCCGCATCTCAGCCCCCACAATGCTTAATGCAAGATAAGTACAACAGAGATTTGTATGACTTAATATCGGCACTAGCCGGGGTAACTTCGTTTACTACTAACGAAAAGACTCAGCTTCTTAATTTTGCTAAACGCAGAATGTATGAAGCGTATCAGGCTACACCAATGTGGCCTAGATATTTGGTTGTTGGTGAAGAGAGAACAGTGGCTAGTTCTGTAATTGCATTTACGCAAACAAGCAAGAACGACATTGCTGAGTTTATACGCATTCACAGAACTCAACCGTTTGTCAGAAACTCTGCATTAGAGTTTGATTTTTTTGTACAGTCAGATGGTGCAAACATTCTTAACCTAACAACAGCAGATGCAGACTCTGCGTTTGTTACTTACAAGAAAGAGCTAACTGATATTCCTAGTACATGGGATCTTGATGGTGATAAAAGCACACAAGAGATTCCTTTAGAATTTTTTTACTATGTTGCCCACAGTGTTTACGCAGACTTCCTGAGAATGGATGGGCAGCATGACAAAGCTTTG